TTGATCTCTGCCACCCATACCACCATATATCTTTCCTACTTCTTTTGAATACCATCTGTAGGTTTTAAAGTCTTTATATAACTGCTCTACTAAAGAAATACTTGGTACTACAATTAGTATCTGTTTACCTCTTTTAAGATACCAACGTACTAAAACATATATTATAAGTGACTTTCCTGATCCTGTGGGAGAGAGTAATAGTCTGCGGTGATTGCGAAGTGCTGAATAAATTGCTGCGAGTTGGTAATCTCTTGCCTTGAAAGGCAAACCCAAAGATCTAACAAAACTCTTAACTGTCTCTTGTGATATGCTTGTGTCAAATTCATCGGGATCTCCGTATTCACTATCCTCAATCTTATAATCATATCCCATTTTTTGCAACCACTCTATTAGATATGGATACAAACCTACGTATAACTCTCCTGTACCTGGTGAATATAAACGAATCTTTCCATCCCATCTACGATATCTCTTACGTTTTTGTAGATACTTTGCTTCGGGAACTTCAAAACAAAAGTATTCACTCAACTCGTGATGGATGTGCATCTCTGCACCTACCCGAAGGTAGATCTCATTTTTCTTTTCAATAGAAACCATTATACAGGGAACTCAAAACGCTTGGCATCAATAGCGTTTTTCACTTGGAAACCTCTGCTATTAATCATTTTGAGTATTGCCTCAATATAATTTATGCAAGTTTCAAAGTATGTTATCTTGAGTTGTTGTCGCTGTATATCTTTATCTGATTCAAGGAAGGTATTGATATCACCTTTTAAAATCTTGTGGTCAAAGTATTCCCCATTGATGTCAGGACCTTTGCCATTGTAATACATCCACTTAGATTTCCATAGAGTTTTGAGTTTACATTTCTCATCCTCTATTACTAATTTGTATTTGTTGTAATATACGTGATACTTCTGGTGCAGTGACGGTACCTTTAATGATTCAGATCCTAGATCTAACTCATCAAATATACAATCTTTTGACCACTGCTCCTGAAGATCTTCAAGGAGTGCCATAGTTTAATTCAGAGTGGTTTTCCTCGTACCTGTTAATCCTTGAATTTCGTAACTAAGATAATCAAATGTTACAACCGCTTGGAAGAATTCTTGAGCATCAAGAGTTGCGTCAAACTCAAGTGTACTGAGGGATGTTGGTTTCAGATCTTTAAAGACTACGTTGAAGTTAGGTTGAAAATTACTATTCAGTACAGTAAGAGTTCCATCTGCAAATAACAAATCACCAATCTCTTTTGCTGGAAAGTTAGCTTCTAAACCTGTTTCAAAGTCCTGTCTGTCCTTAAAACTATCAGGGACACCAAGTCCTCTCATCCAGTTATGAATGATTAGATAGTTTTCAAGATCTTCATCTACAAGAAATTGTAAAGTAAAAGATCCATACTCCAAGTTACCGTCAACAAATGCAGGACGGAATGGAGTGTCCTGTTGAACAAGACCCATATTGATCTGTGGTATATTTGCCTGTTGTGCCAAGTAAGACACCTTTGGAAATTTACCAAGAGAAAAACGGAAACCACCTGGTGAAAGGAAATTCCTATTGCTAATTTGTGAAGCGAAAGACATTGACTATATTAGTGCTCTCCGTATTATTATTTAGCCTACTCCCAATATTCATCTAAAACATCTAGAACGTTATTCAAAATCATTTGTGCAGCAGCACGTTCGTTATCGTTCCAATGAGGATACCACTGATGTTGATGTAGACCATCTTTCATCCTCATTACTTTAGCAAGCATTTGAACTTTGTTCAATCGTCCGTTCATAGAATTGTGCATTCTAATTATTTAACATAAAAAAAGACCCCCGAAGGGGTCTTTGTAAAGTATATAAGCGATTGCTTACATTAAGTTGTCAACAAGAACTCTTCTGTAGTATCTGTTCTTGTTAGGGTCAAGGTCTCCACCACCTTGATCAGTACCTTCAGCAAATGGGTTTGAAACAAGACCGTATCTTGTCTTAAATCCAATTTTTGGTTGGAAGGTGTCCTGACCAACGGCTCTAACCATTTGTAGAGGAACGTATGGGCAGTAGAATAATCCTGCATCATATGCAGAACTACCTTTGTATCCAGCAACGTAGAAGTGTCTGTCACTTACGTTTGCAGAATATGGGTCAACATAAACTTTGATTCTTCCGTTTAATGTTCCAGCAAGTGTAGAACTATTGTCATCAGGAAGTAAGTTTGAGTTTCCAGCAAGAGCAGGAGTGTAGTCAAGTACACCAGCCATTGATAGAGCAGACGCAACGTCAGCAGAACATATTAGAATGTTCCCCTTACCACGACGTGTCTCGTGCCCGATGGCGTTCATATCTCTTTCGATCTGGAATAACAGACCTTTGAACTTCTCAACAGACCATCTACCGTTTGAGTCAACGTCTAAGTCGAAGATACCAGCAGATGCAGTATTGTTCTGAGCACCAGGTCTTGCAACCTTGTAAACAGTACGAACAACCTCACGGTTGATTTCTGCAAGAACCTCTGTTGAGAGGATGTTTGCTAGTTCTGACTCAGCGTCAAGACCGTGAACGGCTTTCAAGTCTTGTGCTAGTTCTAAACTGTACTCAGCTTTGAGTGCTCTGGACTTCGCAGTCACAGTAACTTTCTCAATACTGAAGTTCATTTCAGCGAAAGCGTTAGATCCAGTTCCGAGTGTCTCTGCCTCGTCTGTTCTCATCGCTGTACCATTTGTATAGGTACCAGAGTCGTTAAGAATACCTGGGTTACTTCCTGCTTGTGCACTACCTTGTGAACCGAATCCACTTGTTTGTGCTGCGTCAGTTCCAGAGAACTGTGAATCTGCTTCGTTGAAGAATGCTTCTGTACCAGCAGTACGGTTTGTACCGTATCTGGATCTCATAGCAAAGATAAGTCCTGTAGGACCTGTCATAGGTTGAACGCCAGCAATGTCATATGCAATAAGCTTTGGCATTGAACGTCTGATCAACGAGATCAATACTGGGTCGAAACCAGCAGAAGGACCTGTTGCTGTAGAGTTAGCACTGAAACCAGCAACTCCACCTGATGTAGATGCTGTGCTTACTGTTGGTGCTGCCTCTGTTAAAACTCCTCTCTCTTCGTTAAGGAATTTCTCTTGGTTTTCAAGGAGAACGGCTGTAACTGCCTTCTTGTAGTTATCTTTGATATCTTCGATACCATCACACTTAAGAATTGGGTTCCACTTCTCCTGTAACTGTTCTGAGTTAAACATTAGCTTTTACTAAGATTTGTGTTAAAGGATTGGATCACTTTGTCCAGCGACGGAGTGCGTCTACGTAACGTGACATAGAGTCCGTCATCTCTGTGTCCACAACTGGTTGAACGTCTTCAGCAATAGTCTCAGCGTTAGCTGGTGCTGGTTTCTTTGAGAAGTAAGACTCCTTCAAAGACTCAACCTTCTTGCGGAATGACTCTTCATCTTCAAACTCAACTCCTTCGGCAAGTGATGCTAGTTTTTCTTTTTCAGTACTAGCAAGTCCTTCGGAGATCTCCTTCACAATCCCATCTTTAACAAATCCCGCTACTTCTTTAGTAAGAGCAACGTTTCTTTCAAGTTGATCGTTGAGTTTTGTTTCCATTGTATCAAGCTCAGATGCCATCTCGGAGATGATATCTGCTTTTTCTTCGGGAACCTCAATGTGGTTCTCGACGAAAACTTTTTTAAGACCATCGACAACAGACTCAGCAATCTCTGATTTGAGACCACTTTCTACTGCAAGTTTGTTATCGTCGATCCAAGACTGTACGGCATAGGTAAGATACTCGTCTACCTGTTCTGCCAATTCTGTTTTGACCTTCTCTACTTCGTCAACGACTCCCTCTGAGTATTCCTTATGGATACGGTCAAGTTCCTCGTTTAACCTAGAGACGACTGCTGCCTCGAAAATAGTTGCAGCTTTTTCTTTGAACTCTTCACTAAGGTCTTCACCGTTAGTTAGTGCGTCCACGTCTGCTGTAACGTCAATTTCAATTAGGTTCTCACCTTCAGCATTCTCAGCTTCCACTGACTCAATCTTGCCTGAAGCAGCAGATGGTTTTGTCTTTGGTGGTGTTGCTGTAGTTTGTGATGGAGTCTTCAATTTATTTGAATCATCATCGGGTTTTGAGTTCATTGGAGTTGGTCCTCCTAGAACTTCTACTGCACCTAATGTTGAACCATCAGCAACAGCACCATCAAACTTGGCTTCAGTTACTTGTTCTGTAGATGCTGTTACTTTCTCATCTGACATTGTTGTTGTCTCCTTAAATAGCAGTCTTTGGTTTAACTAAAAAATATTTATAAGTTATAAACCTTTTAAAAAGGTTTCAAATGCGGTAACTTGCCTTTCAACAAGCTCTCTTTTTGAACTAGCGTTGTCTAAATCCCTCTCAACCTTGCGGAGATCTGATTCTTTTAACGCTGAATTTGTCCAAACCCACTCTTTTCCTTCCATAATTCCATTTACGAAAGCCTCTGGTGCACTGGGATCTGCCACTATATCAGCAGCAGTAGCGAGCATAAAGTCATCTGCCACAACATTTACACCTTCACGGTTCAATTTTAGTGAGCCTACCCCTCGTGATGACACACCTAAACGTACACCTTCATCTAAAAGTGACTTAGCAATCTGTCCCATTGGGGTATCTAGGATTTTTGCTTTACCTTTAAAGTTACTTCCTTCTTGAACAAGAGAAGTAATTAAATGTGAAACTCTATCTAAATTAACAATAGGTCCATCGGGGTGTCCGAGTTCTCCCATTGCTCTTCCAGACTTGATGTAAGTGTTGGAATATTTATCGACTTCACGTGCAAGTGTTTCCATTGGATACATACGACCATTGCGGTTCTTTATGTTTCCTTGCAGAAAAGTTCCTTCTATGTACAGATGTTTTTTGCCATTTTTCTCCTCACTGAGGATCTCAATGTCATCAATCTGCTCCGTTATCAGTTTCATCTGGTGTTTCCTGTGTGGGATCTTTTAACCAATCTTTAGCGATTGTCTTTTTCTCTGCGTCAAGTTTATCAGCAGAGAGTGCCATCATTGCATCATTGACCTCATTCCCTAGATCTTTGTTTCCAGAGAACAATTTATTTATGATTTCTGTAGCGGCTACGCTAGGCATAATGTACCTCTAATGTAATTATTTAGAATTCCCCACGTTTATAGTCTGCGGGTTCGACGTTATCAACTGAGATTTCTTGAGCTTCTTCTTCCATTCCTTCACCTTCCATTGCCATAGGATCCTCTATTGGCATTCCTGTAGCAGGGTCAATGGTTGCAGGATCTGGGAGTTTACCACTCGCAATCTCTTCCTCCATTTGCTTATCAATGTCATTCATTTCTGCATCTGTTTGACGCAAGATCTGACGACGTATGTACTCCAAAGAGAAGTACCTACCAGCAAACGGATCCATTTGAGTCATAAGATTGAGACGTTCTGTGAGCATCTCTTTCTCTTTCAATTCACTGAAATAATTATCAGCGATATAATCATATTGAATATGCTCTGACATATCTTCCCATTCTTCAATGGAAATGACACCTTTCAGAACAAGTTGTGTCTTGAGTAAGTCGTCAAGCAACTCACTAAACTTCTTACGGAGTCTAGTGACAAACTTCTGAAACTTAATCTCATCTCTTGTAATCTCAGCAGCACGACCTAAGTTGAACTGTGATTCTGATTCAAGACGAGACTCTGGTACATTTAAGGCACGATATAGTTTCTTTTGGAAGTATTTGACATCCTCAAGTTCTCCAAGATTTTGTCCACCTGGCAACGTAGTGATTTCAGTACCTCGTCCTCCTTCTCTACGTGGGAGCCAGAAGTCTTCGAGCATCGACATAAATTTTCTGTCATCTCTGATTTCTCCTGTGTCTGCGTTGTAAACTAACTTGTTTCGATAGCGACTCATTACCTCTCGGAGGTATTGTTCCGCTTTCTGTTTTGGTAAATTACCTACATCGATATAAAATATTCTTCTTTCTGGTGCTCTTGATAGTCTATAGATAACCAAACTATCTTCGATCATTCTTAACTGGTTAAGTGCTTTGATTGCTTTATGAAGATGTGACATAATCACATTCTTATTCATATCCTTCAAACCACTGTGACTGAAAGCGATAGCGTCAGGTGCAATCTTTATACCACTGGTTTCCATACCAGCACGCATACCTTTTGGATTGTACACATAATATTCAGCAGTTCTTGGAGCTATCTGAGCTTCCATTGTGCGTGGATCTATTTGTGTTCTATCTTTCTTTCTCTCCATCTCCACGACTTTGCGTATCTTACGTGGATCGATGTATCTTAATTCTGTGATGCCATCCCTAGGATTAGCAGGGTCGATCATCTTATGATAATAAATTTTACCATCAATGTACCATCTTCTAAAAATATCGTACGCACGTGTGTCAAATTTTAGAAGTCGTAGTACGTTTTGAAACTCCTCACGGATTTGTTTCTTTACATTAGCACCGACTTTTAAATTAGACAGTTCTACTTCAACTGGTACATCATCTATTTCTCCTGCAATCGCTTCGTTAACAACATCATCGATTGCTCTATCACACTCAGGGTGGATAGACATAGATCTATAACGACGAATTAAATCATTTTCGTCCTTAAATGTTCCATCAAGATCGATGGCGGTTCCAAAATAACCACCACCCGCAACTGGTGTCGCTGCGTCATCTGACTCTGGACGCACAAAAGAAGGACCTTTATTTCGATCCTTCTTCGCACGTTCAAGAGAATAACCAAAGAGTTGGGACATTCTTACTTTCTATTGTTTATCTTATTATTTATACGAGTTTTAAAACCGCTTATCCAGCGTTTCCAGTGTTAACATCGTTGTCGTAAGTCCAGTACTGTACTTGGAACTCAACTGTGTACTCTTCTGGAGTGTCAGTTGTTCCCCAATCTAAACCAATGGAACTGATGTTAGATGGCCAGATACCCTCGAACTTGTATGTACGAATAATCTTACCCTTTCTATCCATCTGTCTGACCTTAGCCATTGCTTGGTATTCAGCCATTGTGTTAGCGTTCTGGAAGTTCTGCTGTAATGCTTGGATGTTTGTTGACCAAGATTCAAAGAATGATCTGAACTTGAATGACTGATCGTTAAGAACAGTGATTGTCCAAGGTTCAAACTGTCTGTCTCCAGCAAGTTTTAGTTGTCTTCCTCTGTAAGGTACTTCAACAACTCCAACAACAGATGAAGGAATGTTTGCTGCTTTTACAAGGAATGTACCGAATGCTGATGCTTCCGATGCGTTAAGTTGTGATCCACCAGATGTGTTTTCAGCAACCTCTGCAACACTACCCGCCACTGCTCCTGATTGAGGACCTACACTATCCTGTAGAACAGGAGGTGCATAGATCTCTACTTGAAACAGATTGGGACGTGCAAAGTCTCTTACTTGATCACGGAAGGTAAATATCGGAGCTCTTACTGAACTCTGTTCTACCTGTCCTGGTTGTGCTTCTGCCATTTGTTAGTTACTCCTTAAAGGATTTTCTCTTGAGATCAATTAGTTACTTCAGAGAAACTAGAACCTGTTCTAGTTGCGGTGAAGGTTAGTGTAATGTAGTTTATCGACCTTGTTGGTTTAACGAAGATCTCGGCAAAGAATTCGCCACGATCAATCGCTTCGGATGGGTTGTTTGATGTATCACAAACAACTAGGAAGTCAATAATTCCTCTTCGTGATTGAACACTACGTAGGAATGGTTCGACAATGTTCTTGAATGAAGCACGAGTGAACTCGTCATTTAATTCAAAGAGTTGTGTCTTTGCTGCATCAGAGATTGCATCTTCTAATACTAAGAACAAGCGACGAACGTTAATTCTGTCGAATGCAGATTGATATGCGAGTGCAGTTTTGTCACCGAATAGTACAATTCCTTGACCAGGAAATGCTACTACTGGGTTGACACGTGCAGCATACAATCTATCTCTATGATCCTTAAGTGGTGAGTATGCAAGTTTGATTGCGTTACGTAGTTGTCCTCTGTTGAATCCAGCAGGAGAGAACCACGCTTCTGAATTAAGTGTTGTACTTAATGTCAAACCAGCAGTATCAGCGTTACAAGGAATGTAGCGATACTTGTCGTTGTATTTATCGTAGATGTACTTGTAGTTGTTATCAAATACAGCATATGAAGTTGAAGATAACTGATTGTAGAAATCAATAGTCTTGTTAACTATCACTCCTGTATCAGATATACCGATGACATCTCCTCTTGGAGGTGATACAAATGCGATACAATCTTTACGAGTTGCAGCGATATCAATGATCTTCTGTGCTTTAGCAACAGTGTCACTTGCATCTGCCATTGAAGGACCCATTAGGATGTAGTCAACATCAATAGTTTCTTTGTCAGCAACAAGATCAAATCCTGCAAGTATCTCTGAACGTGA